GCAGCGATACGCATCCACATGGCCCCCAGAATACCGGATTCCCGCCCCGAGGCGGATCTGATATTCTGTGGTTGAACCTCCCGAGAGCGGGAGTAATTCAGTGGTAGAATGTCAGCTTCCCAAGCTGGACGTCGCGGGTTCGAGTCCCGTCTCCCGCTCCATGTTTTCATAGACTTACGGGCCATTTGGGATACCCCACCGATTCCTCGTTACTCCGTTTACTCCATTAAGCCGACTTCGCCAGTTCTGACGGCTCGGTTTGCGGTTTGGGCTTCCGAAGCACGGCGGCTTCGAGAACCCGAAGTGCGGCTCGCTTCTGCTCCAGGTCCGAACTCGTGTAGACCTCCAGGCTGACGCCGAGTCCGTGGCCCCTCTGGTCCGAGGCGACCTTGGGATCGACGCCCGCCTTCTTGGACAGGCTGGCGTTGGTCTTGCGCAACACCTGAAAGGTGGCCCACTCCATGCCGATGGCCTCCAGCAGCGGACGCATGTTCCTGCGCCAGAGGTTGTCGAGCGAGATGGGCGTGGTCACCTTCTCGGACGGAAAGACGAAACCGTCCGGGCTTGGGTCCTGCGCCAGTTCGGCCCAACGCTTCAACAACTCGAGCGTGCCGTCGGAGATTGCGCCTTCGCGGGGCTTGCCGTTCTTCGGCGTGTTGAATTTCCGTTTGTAGACGCGCTCCTCCACCCGGATGATCCCGCCGGCCACCGACTTCCATCGGAGAGCCAGGATCTCGCCCGGGCGCATGCCCTCGAAGATCGCGAGCCTTGCGATCAACTTTTCCCGGAGGTCGAAGACCTCCAAATACTTCATCACCTCCTCTTCCGTCAGCGGACGCGCCATACAACTCGTATGGCGGCCCGGCTGACATCGTTTGGGAATCTTCAACTCGGCCGCCGGGTTCCCCGTGATGATGGAGTCCGACGACGCGAGTTTGAAGATGCCATTCAGGAACCACCGCAGGTGAGCCACCACGCTGAAGGACAACTCCGCCGCCTTGCGGTCGAGGAAGTCCTGCAACTGGTCTCTCCGGATCGTGTGGAGCAGACCGTTGGCGAACTCCGGAATGAGATGCTTTTGGATGATCTGCTCCGAGGTCCCCGCGGTGGATTCCTTCCAACCGCGGCGGCCATGCGGCAGGTACACGTTCTCGACGAACTGCCCGAACGTGTACACCGGCCTCGGTCCACGGGATGTGCCTTCGTTGATCGGCTGGAGGATGGCCGCCATCGCGGATTCCGCTTCCCCCTTCGTCATCTTTGAGCGCAGCCCGAGCACCTTCGACCGGCGGCTGCCGTCTTCCCACCAAAAGGCAACCCACACGCGATGCCGCCCGTGCTTGCGGGCTTGCAGGCTGCCTTTCTGGAAACGCTTTCGACGCATTTTCTTGCCTCTTTCCTGCGTCGAAGGCGTTGACTCTTGGCATGACCCGGATACTACCATTCGCTGGTGGCCTCCAGGTGGCCGTCTTCAATCCAGCGGTCCAGCCATTCACGCCGGATGAGGATGCGGCGCCCTGCACGAAAAACACGAGGAGGACGCACGCCCGGCACCTTGCCGTTGATCACGTTCGAGAGGTGCGCTTTGGAGATACGCAGGTATTCCGCAGCCTCCTCGAGCGTCATGATCGGCTCGGACGGGGTCATCGTGGGCACGGCCTCCTCCGGTCGTTTACGCGGGTCCGGTTTGTCCGGTGGGCATCAACAGGCAGTTCACGGTGGTGACGCCGTTGCCGGCGGCCGCCGTGGCCACGCCAACCATGGGCTTGCTGCCCGTGCCAGCGGTCTTGGTCAGCTTGGCCTGGCCGGAGTCCCAGTAAAGCTTGTCGCCCTGTGCGATCACGTCGGCGGCCACCTTGGGCAGCTCGAAGACGCCTTCCACCGTGACCTCCACGTCCGCGCCCGAGGCGGCATCGAACGCGGCCACGCCCACGAGGGAGCCGACTACGACCAACTGGCCGCTGGCCACGGCGGCTGGCGCAGTGACCGTAATGGTGTTCCCTTCCTGCACAAAGTTCTTCATGGGTCAGATTCCTTTCGGGGTGATGACAACCTGGTGGGGCGACGTAGAGCCGTCGCCCGCCAGTTCGATTTCCTTGTTGATGGTCGCGAGAGCCGCCTGCATTTCCGCGATGCTTCGGTAAGTCATGGAGCGGCCCTCGAATTCGACGCGCAACGTCCCGCTGCCGATGGCGGCGATCAGGGCGTCACGCATGCTCTGGAGGTCGACGAGAGAAAGGGCCATGCTTACGCTCCCGGGTTCGCATAGATGCCCCGGTAGTCCAACGCGCCCGCGCCGAAGTCGAGCCGCGCGCGGATCTGGATGCCATCCACCTCGAAGCCCGCGCGGGTCTCCACCTGAAGTCCTGCGCTGCCCGTCAGGTAGGCGAACTCGATGCTGGGGAACAAGATGGGATCGGCGGCGACGTACCACCGGGTGGCAGACTTGGCGTCGAGCCGCGGATCAACGATCAGGGTCAGCTTGCCGGCAAACGGATTCACGTTCGCGGCCTGCGCCGGGTAGATGCTGGCGAGGTATTTCTCGGCGGTTGTTTCCAGGGCGGCCGGTACCACCAGGAACTTCGCAGCGATGTCGAGCGGCGTCTTGCCGTCGAGACCTTTTTGGGAGCGCAACGCCAGCCGCGCGGCGGCCAGCGTGGTGTCCGAAATCGCGCCGCCGCTCGCGGCGAGGTTGCCGTGGGCGGCGTCGAACAACTTCTTGCTATCCGACATCACCGGCCCGATGCCGTTGTTGGCGGCGATCAGGTCGACTATGAACTGCGCCTCGAACTGCGCGGCCGCCGAGGCGAACAGCCGCCCGATGTCGGAGAACGCCGACAAGTTGTCGTTCACGATGGTCTGCCGGTTGATGCCGAAGATGCGGCCATAGGTGTCGAGCTTGTAGGACTCGCGGCCCTCGGCGATGGTGCCCGACTTGAACTCGCCGTTCTCGTTCACCTTCATGAGCGTGGGGGCTTGCCCCAACTGAACCGAGTACCGATTGCGGAAATCGTTGATGGCCGCCTGACGGCAGATCTGTTTGATCGCTGGAGGCGCGGCGGCCATCTGCTCCTGCAACACCTTGTTGGCGACGTCGCCCAACAGCAACGGAAAATCGCTGGTGCTGTGGAGGGCTCGGTCCACGATGGCGGCGTCCGACAGCCCGATGGTCTCGATGCCACGCAGCCGCAGGAATTCCTCTGCCTGCCGGACCATGCTGCGGCCGATGAAGGGTCGCGCCGCTTCGCCTGCCCTGTGCGCTGGGTTGATCCTCATATAGATCGCGTCGGCCATGGCGGCGCGCAGAAACATGGGATCGTCGTACCCGTTTGCCGTGGCGGCGGGCTGAGCCGTCCGGATCGGAGGACCGGCGCGAAGTTTCAGCGCCTCGAACGCCTCGGCGCGGGCCTCGTCCAGGGTGAGGTTGCGGGCGATCATGTCGTCGGCCTGAAGACCGGCGATCTGGGCGATCACCCGGATTTCGTTTTCGTGGGTTTGCTCCATCGTTGCTCCTCTCACCTTCGCGGCGGGGTCGGCCCCGATCGCCACGAGGGAAATCTCCTTGCCGGTCCAGGCAGTCGCCACAATCGCGCGCATGCCAGTGGCCGGATCCTTTTCCACGCGCCGCTGGTTCACCACATAGCCGACCGAAATTGAGCGGATGATGCCGTCGCGAATATCGTTGAGAATGGCCGCCGCGCGCTCGCTGAACCGCAGGACAGCGGTGCCGCGCTCTCCGTCCACCTGAGCGCTCTCCACCACGCCAAGAATGCTGTTGACATCCATGCGGTCGTGAGAGTTAAGCACCGGGCCGCCGATCAACTGCGAGAGATCCACGGCTGCGGGCGACAGGTCGAGGCGCTCCTGGTATGGGCCTTCGAGATCGAATCGCCGCACGGGCGCAGTGGTCGCGAAGACCACTTCCACCGTGCGGCGTTCAGCATCGAACGTGGCGGGCTGAAGCGTAGCGGTACGGGTAAAGAGTTCTTCCATTTGCCTCCTTTTGAAGGTTTGAAGCCAGCTATCTTCGGAATTTCCGAAGATGCGGGAAGGCTGGATCTGAGGAATTTCCTCAGATCGTGGCCGGGTTGCCTTGCTGTGTGACCTTGCGAGGGTCGGAATCCAAAACGATGCCGGCGGCGTCGGCTGCCGCGTTGCCTGCCGCTATCTGCGCGTCCACTTCGGCCAGGTCAAAGCCGAGCGACGCCACCGCCATTTCGCGCGACATCAGCCCTGCGCGGATGGCCCGCACCATGGCGTCCACCTCGCGTTGCGGATCGGTCATTTGCATGGCGGGCGGCGCCCAGGAGATGTTGTCCAAGTACTCCTGAACGCCTTCGTCGAATGACGGGAGCGCCCCGCGAAGTACTTCGAGTTCGACCCAGCGCTGAAACACCGGGCGGCAGAGCATGTGGATGAACTGCCATTGCAGGGCGTCGATGTACTTCCGGAACTCGATCAGCCCTACCCGCGCCGAGCTGTAGCTCGTGTCGGAGAGGTCGCCGCTGACCACGCTGTAGGGCAGACCGAGACCGCTGGAGATGAGCCGCAGTTGGATCTTGGCGAAGTCCGCGTAGCCAGCCGTCTCGGGAGGGTCGGAAAACTCCATGGATTCGCCCGGCGAAAGACGCTGGATGGTGCCCGGCTCGAGGCTGGCGGTCCACACGCCATCCTCAGCGCGGCTCGCGCCAAGCGGATTCTCGTTTGGCGTCGTGATGAACCCGGTGAGCAACGCGCCGGTCTTCTGCTTCACGAGAGTCGCGCGGTCGAACTGGTCCAGGTCATTCAGCCGCCCGAGGATCGCCTTCAATTCCGTTACGCCGCGAAGCTGGCCGGGCGTCTTCGGCCGGAAGATGTGCAACACCTCGGACGCCGGAATGCGGATGCTCCGCGGCAGGCGGCCTGGCTGCCCCGGATGCCACTCGTACAGGTAGTAGGCCGAGCGGCGCGAGCCCTCGAACTCGATTCCGGCGATCACGTTGTCGCGCGTGATCGTGGCGTCGATGAACTCGGGTGGCAGCAGTTGCAGCCGCAACACGCCGTCGGTGCCCGTGAGCATCCGGACGAAGACCTCGCCGTCGACGAACATTGACCTTGCAGCGAGAGCCTGCTGCCCATACCAATTGAGCAGCCCATCGGCATCGGAGATCTCAGCCCATCGATTCCACCGCTTTAGGAGATGGCTCTTGAGCGCTGCATCTCCAATCTTGGGCAGCAGCGTGATGCCCGGTCCGATCACGTTGTCCACGAACGCTTGCGCTGCCCGTGCCGCGACAGCGTTGTTCGCTACCAGGTACCGGGCCTGGTTCCGAAGCAGCGGGCTCGGAGCAACGCGGCTGTAGTCCGGAACCGGGTTGTTCCACAAACCGACGTTGCGCCGGTCGCGCGCGAAGCCGGTGTCGGAACGCACCTCGTCCTTCCGCCCGGTGGAGCGGTTCTTGAAAATCCAATTGAGCATTGGCTATCGCTTGAAGTGGATGGTGGTCGTCTGGCCACCAACCCCAGTCTTCGACCGGGTTGGCTGTTGTACCCAGGTCTTGGCACCTGGGAGTTGATGGTTGAGCTGGACGGGCGGCCGTTTCGGATATTGGGCCATCACGTTGCGCAAGTCCCACCGTGTCGCGAACGGCGGCGGCCGGTCGGCGTCAAGGTGCTTCAGGCGCTCAATGACGCCGTTCCTGCCGTATCCGATGTATGGCTTGTCGAGAATCAGGTCAGCCGCGTACTGCGCGCTGATGCCGTGCCTTTCCCTCCCGCTCTCGTCCACTATGCGAACGGCATCGATCTGCCGCCGCAAGATTGATTGCAGCAGTTGGCCTTCAGCTTTCATATGGGCACACGTCTCCCCTGAGCGCTTTTCAGCGCTCCCGAGTTTCTCCCCTCGGGCTGACGGGTGCTCTTACTGTTTTGCGGGAGACTTGGCCAGGTGTGCTTCGATGGCGGCGTCGATCTCGGCCAGCACGGCGGTGACGTTCAGGAGCCCGAGGACTTTGAGCCCCGACTGGGCGAAGGCGTGGCTGTCGCTGATCTTGGCGGGCCGGTGGGTGCGTCCACCAGTGACCTCGTTCGGGACCGCCGGCGTGATGGTGCTGTAGACCTCCTTCTGGAGTTCGATGGCGACCGCAGGGACGTCGTGCCAACCCTTCGCCGGGCTCGGACCGAAGACCATCGAGTGCAGGTGGCCGAACACCCAGATCGCCGGTTCGGTCAGATCGCGGTGAGTCCAGAATCCATTCAGCCAGTACTTGGGCATCGCCTCGACCTGTGCGGCATCGAAGGCAGGCGTTGGCTGCTCGGGATGCTCGTTACAGTAGCGGAGGTAGCCTGCGGTCAGGCTCCGCATGAAAGCGTTGTGGACGATCTTGGCAGCTTCGTCCAAGGTGTAGTCGGCGTCGTTGAGCGCAGCGATGAGGCCGATCTCGTAAAGGCCCCAGACAGCGAAGCGGCGTTCCTGGCCCGCCAAAGGGATCTGACCGACATGCTGCAGAATGTTCCGCGCGACGTAGTTCCGCAGACGCGAGACGCTGATATTGGTGACCGCAGCGGCGTCGCTGAGGCTGAACGTGGTCGGGAAACCATCAGGCTGGAGGATGTTCATACGAGACTAGTCTACTCAACTCTGAGTAGCCTTGTCAAAATAAAAATTAGGCTTGGTGTTTGGTCAGATATAGCATTTAATGCAGATAAAGCATATAATGACCTTAGGAGGACCGATCATGCTTCGCAAGGAAGAGACCCAAGTACCGCTGGCGATCTCGGAGGCCGACCAGAGACAGGTGCTGGAACTCTATCAAAAGATTCAGAGAAGCCGCGCCAAGCTCGTCGGTCCGGACGGCAAGACACAGAACCTGCCCGTGTCGCTCTACGAGTTCCTCGTGAAGCTGATCGCAGACCTGTGCGAGGGCCAGTCCGTCGCCATTGTCCAGAACGACGCGCAACTGACGACGGTGGAGGGCGCGAGGATGCTCGGCGTCTCGCGCCAGTTCTTGATCAAGCTTCTGGAGCGCGGCGAGATTCCCCACCACATGGTCGGAACGCACCGGCGCGTCTATGTGCGCGACCTGTTGGCGTACAAGGCAAAGCGGGATTCCAACCGGCGCGGAATCCTGGATGACCTGACTCGAGCTGAGGCTGAGGACGGTCTATACGATCTCGGTTCGGAAAGCGACGACTAGTCCTCTCGGAGCATAGGAGCTTATACTAACCTTTTCAAGGACTTCACATGCCTAACACCAACCTGCAGTCTCTTTGCGAGCGACTCAAGAAGGGTCCTGCATTCCTGCTCCTCGGGCAGCGCTACCTCGGACTGCAGTCGGGTACCGACCCCTTCCTCGCGGAAGTCCTGCGCAAGTATGCCGACACCAGCGCACAGACCAGCTATTTCGACATATTCAACAGCCGCGCGGGACAGTCGCCAGAGGCTGCAATTGCCTGGATGGAAGAGCGCTGCCGTCGGCTCTCAGCACCTGATTGGCTGCGAATTGTAGCATCTTTTGCCTGGAACGGCGTCTACACATCAGCCATCGACTCCATTTGGCCCTCCGTGTTCCGGAACTCCTGGCGTGAAGTACAGCCGATCTTTGAAGAATCCTACAAACCCCGCGATCCGAGGAATCGATCACTTCTCCACTGCACTTTTCTGTTCGGGTGCGTCAACAGGACCGAGTCGGGCTTTCGCCCGCCGCTGCGCCGTTCCGAGTGGCGCAACCAGAAGCAGATCGCTGTATCACTCGCTCGTCGGCTGACGGACTTAGTGACTCCACTCGGCACACTCGTCGTCGAAGCTCATGCGGGCAATCAGGACTGGTATGAGATCGAAGAGCTACTGCCCCTGATCGGAGCCTTCGGGAAAAGACAAGTTCATGTTTTCAGCGCCAGTGCCGACTTCTCCTCTCACATAGAGATCCAAGAACTCGTCAACGACGACAGATTGGTCTTGCACCCTGAGTCATTGGCACAATCGCTTTCGGAATCGTCCGAGCTTGGATATCTTAAGCTCGGCATCCGACCAGATGAAGACCAGCGGGGCCGCCGCGTGAGGCTTGAGGACAAGCACATAACGGTCCCGAGGGAACTCTGGAACGATGTCTCTCGGACCGCTGCAATTCTTGACGATGCCGCTACTGCCTCTCTACCACCAGTTTCTGAGGAGGCCCTCTACAGGGAGTTCCGCGAAGCTCTATCGCGAACAGAGGGTCGGCCCAATTGGGCTGCATACAGTCGCAACCTCTACTTCGCCCGTCACTACGAGGCGAAAGTCAAAGCCGAGATCGACCGCCAATTGACAGTCAAGACGATTAGTGACCTCCCCGTGATCCTCCACGGGCCAACCGGCACAGGCAAGACCGTCGCATGTGCATCTATCGCCTATGCGATTCGCAAAGCGGGCAAGTATCCGGTCCTGTTCATCGAAAGACGCACGCAGAAGACCAACATCGCTGATGTTGAGCAGTTCTGCCGATGGGCGGAGGATCAGGGAGCCAAAGCGTGCCTCGTCGTCTGGGACGGAATGCTTGATGTAGAAGAATATTCGCGTGGCCTGCGGCAATTGACAAGCAAGGGCAGGAAAGTGGTTTTGCTCGGAACCGCGTATAGCATCCCGAGCCAGTACGCCAAGTCCTCGCGATACATCGAGGCACCGCAGCGCCTGACAGATGACGAGAGAGCCGACTTCGGCGCGTACTTGAAGCGCTTCCACCCGGCGCTTGACAAATTCCTCGGAACCGCTCCCGAGGTGCTCGGCCAGAACTTCCTGGTGACGCTGTACCGGCTGCTGCCCGCGACTCGAAGCACGATTCGGACGGGCGTCGCCAGGGAGATAAGTTACGCGGAGAGCCTAATTGCACAAAGAGCCTCTAAGCCAATTGCGGAGCCAGCTTTCCCTTCGGCTCTTGCAAGTGCGCTATTCAAGGCCGGCGTGATTAGCGAAAGTGACTTCTTCTCATCAACTGAGAACATTTCCGGCGACGAGAGCTTCACCAATGTTCAGAACCTGACAGGCCTGGTTATGGTGCCAGGCCAGTTTGGCATTCGCGTGCCACTCGAACTCCTTCTTCGGGCATTGAAGTACAACCACACGGTTTCCTTGGCGAAGCTCCTGGAGGACATCGACATATTCTTCTGGTATGAGGATGCCGTTGGCAACATCGAGATCGGTTCCCGAAATCAGCTTGAAGCCAGGCTCATTGTCCAAGCACGGCTCGGCGGCACGCCATCCGAGATCGGATTCGCGAAGCGCTTGCTTTCGGAGGTCAGGGAGGGTGCGGTTTCTGGAGACCGAGAGCTCGATTTCGCGGTCGACCTCTTGCTTGCCCTGCGCGGAAAACGCCAAACTTCCTCCACGTATGCAGCGCACTTTAGAGAGTTGGCTGAGACCCTCACCTACATTCGAGATAACCGCGGAATTGTAAATCCTCGCCTCATGCTGCAGGAGGCTAACTTGCTGCGGGAATGGGTCGTCGCGCGATCTAAATCAGGGCTATCTACGCCCGACGATCGCTTGTTGTTGGATCGTGCAGAGGAAATTCTTCATCACGCGATTGAACTTGTCGGAGACGATCCTCGACGAAAGGACCTCCGTGGTTTCTTGATGGTGGAACTCGGAACCACACTTGCGACGAAGGCTCGGTCCAGTCTCAACAGTCAAGGCGAGGGCCGGAAAGCCATCGATTCATTCGAGAGCATGCGGAAAGTCCTTCTTACCGCCAGGACCCTCAGCCAGTACAGCTATTATCCAATCGATGTTTTGGCCTGGGCGACGCGCGACGTGCTCAGGTCACAGGTCCTCACAAAGACCGAGCGCGGTGAAGCCATCGCAGACATGCTGTACACTTTCCAGACTGCCCCTAAGAACGAGTTCGATCCTGAGCAGGTCGAGAATTTCGAGAAGAGGCGCCTCGAATTTGCACAAGTAGTGGGCGAAGCGTCACTGGCGCAGGACGCCTTCGAGGCGTTGGCAGCTCAAGGGTCGGCGGCGGGCTACTTCATACGCGCTCTGCATATTTCCGGATTGCCGGATTCAGCTGCCGCTGGTGCTACCTGGGACTACGAGAGGCTCCAGCGCGCTCTGACTTACCTCGAAGAAAACCGGTCCAAGATTTCTCAAGACGCTCGTTGCCTTGATCTTCTGCTCGATGTCTGGTGGATGGTTAAGACAAAGAACCGCCTGTTCGCGTCAGAACGAACTGCACCTCCGCTTGGCGACTATGATTGGCAGTACCTTCTGAACCTTGTCGACCAGCTAACCCTGACCGGTGGCTCCTACCGCCCTTTGGTTCTGAGCTTTCTGCGAGGCCTGTCGCTCTTCCACTTGCGTCAGTACGACGCCTCAACGGATGCATTCCGAGAAGCGGACCGGGAATCCGAGATGAGTTGGGGTAAGCAACGCATTATTCGAAGCTACCTTGCGTCGCAGAAGTCCGGACATCCTCAAGTGTTTCACGGGACGGCAGCGTGGGTTACTCCCGACGGCGCTCGTGCAGAGGTGTACGTTGAGGAGATCATGCGCCGCGTGCCATTCTTCCCGCGAGAATTCGGGAAAGAGAATATCCGCAAGGGCGAGGCTCTCGGCGAGTTTCATATAGCCTTCAACTTTCTCGGCCCCGTCGCTGATCCCAAGGGATACCTGCGCAAGGAACGGAGCTAGTCCGCATGGACGTCGACTGTTCGAAGCAGATGTACCAAATCTTGCGATTGATCGAGCAGATCAACAAGCTTGCTACAACGTTGCCAGGAATAGATGGCGGGGTGTTCGCTCCGGTATCGCTAGACATGCCGAAGCTGACGCCCCCTGAATTGGGTTGCATGAGGGTCGTCTCGTGGCTATTTGTTCAGCACTTTGAGGCGGGTAAGTTGGGAACGACGTTTCTTGAAAGCAGAATCGAGGTTTATGGGCATGACCCTGATCGTAAGGCGAAGCAGCATCGCGCCCTTATTCAGCAATTCCGCACGTATTTTCAACACAACCTGGATTCGAGCAAAGCGCATGACCGAGACATTGTCGAGGCGTGCGAGCAGTGGTTCAAGGCCGCCTGCGGGACCGCACGCCCATCTACGGATGAGCACTGGTCCAAGTGCCTTTGGGCTATGCTCGACGATGCGCAAGAGACCCTCCGGATCCTTCTGAACACGCTGCGAAGCATTGAGGCCGATGAGTCGTGTGAAAACATTTGCCGCGAATGGCAGGTGCGCATCAAGCGGAACTTCCCTCCGTACATGTTCGACGATTTGATTGTCAAGGCTGCGGTTGATATGGGGAGGGACGGAATTGATGCTGTTTCCTTGCGAAAGCGCAATTACGATGCCTGGCAAAAGCATATGAGCCTTCTGCGCGATGGAGTTGATTTTGAGGCGGAAGCCCGTAAGCTGGTCGAGCACGCGATCATGAGCTTGGTGCCAAAGGTGTTGCCGATCACCGGGAAGGACTTGATGACTGAGTTCGGTTTGGGGCCCGGCCAAGCGATCGGGCAATTGTTGGCGGCGGCGAAGCAGCTGCATGAAGCTGGGCCATGTTCCCGCGAGGAGCTGCTGGCGAAGCTGAAGAGCAAGGTGCTTCCCGACTTGCTCGGCACCGCTACGTAAGCGCCCGGGTGAGTGCTCATCGGCTTCAGAATGGGAACCTGCGGTCGCCGGTCGGCACGTGGACGTAGCGAGCTTTTTCGGCGTGCCTTCTCCAGGATGCAGAGCGATGAATAGGATCGCTATGGCGATCTACACCATCGACGACTACAACATCATGACCATGCACTCTGCGGTGCCTGCCGACGGTTCGGCTGGGGTACGGTTCGACACCACGAAAGAACTCGCGAAGGCAACTGCCGATTGGCCGGTCTCCTGGTTGGCCGAGATCTGGAACGAGCTGTCGATCGACGGCTTGAAGCCGGTCAAGAAGTTCAAAAACCGCAAGACCGCCGTTGCGCGGATCTGGGCGGCCATCCAGAACCTGGCACCGCTTCCCGCGCCACATGGGGCCGCCAGGGCGATCCAGGGGGCCAACTCGAGGAAACGGCCGCAGCCGACCGATGACGCGCATGCGGGGCGCGAGGGCAGCAAGAAGGCCATCATCCTGGCGATGCTGAAGAACCCGGATGGCGCGACGTTGAAACGGCTCATGGCTGCTACCGGCCGGCAACCTCACACCGTACGCGGTTTCATCAGCGGCGCCGTCGGCAAGCAGCGCGGGCTGAGGGTCGAATCCACTCGGACGGAGGCTGGCGAGCGGCGCTACCGGATCCTCGCTTGATCAGTCCTGCATCCACCGGCTGCGCACTACACGGCTCGCGGCCGGCGGATCCGCGTTTCCGGCGAGAGCCTGGACCCGTTCGGCCTCCCGGTCGAGCGACAGTCCCATCGAGATGAGCGCCTGAAGCGCGGCGAAGGCGTAGACGCGGCAGTCGAGGGCCTCGCCACGTGTTCCTTTCTTCCGCCGCCACTCACGTACCGGCGCGCCGCGCGAGTAGGTCGTCACAAGCACCTCGGACAACAGTTGCTCGAAGTACTCCTGGCTCCGATCCGCCGGGAAGTGGCAGAAGCCGGGCGAGGGCTCGACAATCTTCAGACGTCCGTAGACCGTCGACTTGGCGCTGTCCACGCCCACCGTGTAAAGCAACGTCCCGTTCTTTCGGCTCGGGCGTTTCGGCCAGACCGGCAGCGGCCCGGCCTTGCCCTTGATCGCAAAGACGCGTTGGTGGAACCGGCCTCGTGCGAACTCGTACACCTGCTGTGTGTGAAAGCCTGAGTCGATGCAACATGCCGAGACCGGCAGCGTGATGCCACGCTCATGAGGCCAGGGCTGCGCCAGCAGTTCGTCCAGAGACTGCCAGACAGCGGGCGCGGAGGGATCGCCCGGCAGCACCTGGTATCCAACGGACCAGGACTCCTCGCCGCGGCCCCAGCCGACGAACTCCACCTCAAGCCGGTCGGCCTGCACGTCCACGCCGCACGTCAGCACCGCCACTCCCGCCGGCAACTTCGGCCCGTAGTGCTCCCGGCGGGCGAGCAGCGTCGCCAGGTCCACGGAGGTGTGCGCCTCGTCGTCCCACGGCTCGCCCAGCGCAGTGTTGATGAATGCGCGAAGCGTCTCCGGGCTTTCCTTGGCCTCCAAGAACTCGGCCGCGGTCTCGCCCCACTCCTTCCAGGGTGAATACAACTGGTTGATCCAGAAGCCCGCGACCTTTGCCGCCGGATTTGCGGGTCGCCACTCACCGCGCGCCAGCATCCACGGTTTCTTGTACGCCGGGATGAGAGCGGCGCAGTGCTCGCAACGATAGGCTGCCGCCGCGGGGTCGCCGTCCGGCCACTCGACATTGGGCCAGCGTAGGATCTGGAAATGACCACAGTCCGGGCACGGCACCCAGTAGCTCTGCCGGTTCGATTTCAGCCACGCCGCCTCCACTCGCGATGCGCCTTTCACCGTCGGCGAGGAGACCATCACAATCTTGCGATTCCAGAACGTTGCTGTCCGCTTGATGGCCAGGGAGACGGGATCGCCCTCGGTGCCCGCGCTCGCCGGGTAACGGTCCACTTCGTCGAGCAGGACGTACCGGATGGGGCGTGCGGCCAAGCCTGCCGCGGAGTTCGCGCCGGCGATGGTGATGTGGCCACCGGGGAAGCGTTTGTGAAGAGTTGTGTTGTTCGCGTCGCGCGAGCGGACGTCGGACACCTTGCCGCGCAGGCATGGCGTATCGCGCAGCATTGGGGCGAGGCGGTCCTTGGACCACGATTTACCGTCCTCAACCCGCGGCTGCACCACCAGCAACGGCCCCGGATCGCAGTCGATGATGTAGCCAACGAAGTTGAGTAGGGTCTCCGTTTTCCCGATCTGTGAGCTGCTCATCACCACGACGCGCTCGTAGGGGCTGTACGGCGAGAGGGCGTCCATAATGGCCCTCTGGTAGGGCGCGCGGTCCGTGCGCCATTCGCCGCGCTCGGCCGACGCCTCCGATGACAGGCGGCGGTTCTGGTCGGCCCATTCAGAGACCGTTTGGCGCGGCGGCGGCTCGAGCGAATCCGCCAGGCGCGCCACGCACACCTCAAGACCCATGGCGGATGTCCTCGGCGAGTCCTCTCAGAATGGCCGTCAACTCGGTGTCGAGGATCTCGCGGACCCGGCGCACGTCGGTCTCGGCGGCCAGTTGGGGTGCGAGCTTGCTGGCGATCCCGAGCACGCGGTCACGGATCTGGCGGCCCAGCGTGTACCACTTGATGCTGGCCTCGTCCGTCGGGACGAGCTTCCCGATCCGCGTCTCGTACTCCAGCTTCTTCAGCTTCGCGGAGAACACCTCGCGCGCCAGCCGCGCTTGGGCGAAAGTCGTGGGCTGCTGGCCGGACGGCGCGTCGTCAGGCTTATCATCGAGCACGGCGTCCGACGCGGCGGCATCCACCATGCGCCCGCGCATCACCAGGATGCCGGCTTTCGCAAGCTTACCGATGTATTGCGGACTCTTGCCGCGATGACGGGCGTATTGCGCCTGGGTCATCAGGATGGGCTTTTCGTTCATGCGGTCAGCTCGGTATACTTCAAATGTGGAGGCCGACGATGGACAAGTCGAATGATCCTCGCTACAACTTCTACGCCAGCCCCACGGTGGACGAACTGATCGCCCAGCAGGGCAAAGGCCCGATCAGCGATCCCACCGTCTTGTTGGGAGATTTCTGGCCAGAAGACGAGCCGGTCGAGGAATTCCTGGCGGCCCTCCATGAGTGGCGCGGACACAACCGGACAGACCGCGCTGCATGAGCACCGCCGTCGTCGTCGATACCGACGTCGTTTCGTACCTGTTCAAAAGCCATCCCATCGCCCACCAGTATCTTCCCGATCTCAAAGACCGGACGCCGATGATCTCCTTCATGACCCTTGCGGAACTGGAACGCTGGGCGCTCGATGCCCATTGGGGTGAGGCGCGCCGGACCCGGCTTCGCCAATACCTGGATCAGTTTGCTGTATTGCCGTACAACCGGGATCTGTGTACGAAGTGGGCAGAGGTGACTGTCGCCGCGCAGGCCAGCGGCCGGCGGATCGATTGCGCTGACGCCTGGATCGCAGCCACGGCGCTGTTGTCCGGCGTGCCCCTGATCACCCACAACCGCAACGATTACCTCGGCGTACCGGGCCTCACGCTGATCTCACACGGGCAATAGCGCCCAGCCATCAACCAATCAACCCGTATTCGCGCCTGCCGCTGGCAAAAGCGTGCCATCGTTTCACCCGCCGCCCGGCTCGCGAAAAGGGTACCAACGCCGCCCGGTCCTGTGACGGGTTCCTGCGTGTGACGGCTTGTGAGAGGTTTTTCGCAAAAACGGTCCTTATACGCGCGGGGCGAAGAATGTTTTGAGAGAAAGGCGTCACAACCCATCACGCCGCAAACCCGTCACATCTCTTCACCCGAGGTGCCGCCTTGGGCCCGCAGGGCGATGCCGGCATAGACCGTGCCGTAGCGGCGGTGCTCCTTCGCGAAGCCGCGATCCTTCAGCCGTCTGCCGAACAACGTCTCAGAGACGGCGTTTTCGCCCGCGCCCTCGGCCCAGGTGCGGTAGCACTCGTAGAGTTGGCGGGCCTTGCCGCTGAGGCAATCGGCGACCACGCAGCATTCCTCGATGAAGCGGCCGAGTTGGTCATTCTCCGCACGCCAGTCGTCGTTGGCGGCCACGACTTCGGGCGGCTTGCCGAGGCCCTGCCGCCACCACAGCTTCGCGCCCTCAACGGCCCAGGCCAGGATGCCCTCAGCTTCGGCGAGCAGTTTCCGGGGCAGGCTCTTGTCGATCTCTTCGGGCGGGATCGTGACAGTGAACGGGATCGGGTGCAGGCGGTTGAACGTGGCATGGTCGTCCGCGGCGCGGATCATCGGCTTGGCGTTGGTGTCCATCCAAAGCTTGTGCGTCTCGGGGAACTCGATGGGGTTCTCGTACTTGCGGGTGGCCTTGATCTTGCCCATGCCTTGCGTGATGCGCTTGAGCTTGCCCTGCGAGAGGCGCTGACCCTCCTCCGTCTCCGAGGTCATGACGAAGCGGGCGCCGCGCAGATCGGCCAGATCCGCCTGAGTGTTGTTGCTCTCCTGGCGCGCCATCAACGTGTCGACCTGAAGCAACACGGAGTACTCTTCCAACAAGAGCAGGAACGTCGAGAGCAGGGTGGTCTTGCCGTTGTTACCCTTTCCGAACGGGACGAAGACGGCCTTCTCCTCCGTTGTGCCGGTGAGCGAGTAGCCCAAGGCGCGTTGCAGATAGTTGACCATGCGCTCGGTGCGGTCGAGTTCCGGCTCGGAGGCATCCGGATGGTTGCCCATCATCCGGGCGATCACGCTCAGGAAGAGCGGACAACCAGCCTGTGGGTTGTAGTCGTGGTGGACGAGTTTCGTCATGAAGTGGGCCGGATTGTGCGGCATCAATTCGCCCGTGCGGAGATCCACGGTGCCATTGAGGAGGTTGATCAGGAACGGGTGCGTGTCGAGTTCGCCGGGCGTGATCACCAGTTCGCACTCGGCCATCGTCAGGAGGTTCGCGATCCGGCGCGCGTCGAGCGAGTGGTAAGCGAACGCCATGTGATCCTTGTCCTCGGCCTCCGTTGCCTCGGCAAGGTAGTCGAGCATGGCCTGCTTGGCCAGGCGGCGCGCCGCGCCTTTGTCATCGACGGCCCAGCGGCGTTCGTCCCAGCAGAGCCACTTCCGCATGGCGGGGCAGTAGCGAAGCCGGTCACCGAATTTGAGAATCAAGCGGCCGGCGTTGCCCGTGTCGTTGCGCATGAACTCCAGCAGCGGAAATCTTGACGCCACTACTTCAGAACAATTGGCCTGAAGTCTGCTTCCGCCAGATCTGCTGGAGCTAACTCCGGCCGAGCCAACTTGTGAAAGATCTTCCACAGGTATGGAACCATGCGGTGACTCCGGTTGCCACTCGACCGGCGTAGCTGCGTCAACGAGAGCCCGAAGTTGTTCCTTCGTGCCGCCCGCCTCGATCCAGTCCCACAGGTCGCCTTTCGCGGGCACGC